GATCCCCCTGCGTAGGCCAGCAGCAACTGGCCCCTGTGTACGCCGATGTGTGTCGGTGTATCCGTGGTCATGCCGGTTTCGATCAACGTGAAGGTGGTGCCGTCGTATTCGAAGGCGTTGCCAACACCATTGCATCCGTACATGGCGTAGGTGGCGAGATTGCCACCGAAATTGTAGTTCCTGAAACGGTACTTGCCGCCGACTGGCAGCGTTTGCGCCTCGGTGCTGTCGTAGGTCATGAAAGTCACGCCGCCGACCTGAAGCGCCTCTGCGGCCGTGAACGGGCCAGCGGTTACCGCATCGGTGATGATGTAGCCTTCGCCGTCGCCGCCTGACCACATGCCCACCTTGAGGTTGACGCGCCTGACTGTGCAGGATGCCCCGCTGGTCAGGCCGGTGAGTGTGTCGCCAATGTTGGGTGCCTTCGTTCCTGCTGTAAATCTGATTTTGTAGCCAAGTGCCACCTGCGCCCAGCCACCATTGGTCGCCTTCCACATCGTGCCGGCGGTCTGGCCGGCATTGTCCCTGAAGGCGTAGACGTTGTCGTTGTACACGTGTACGCCGCGCACCGGCCCTATGCAGGCCGCATCCCCGACAGGGGTGATGGCGTTCCGTCTCAGCAGCTCGGCTGCGATCTGGGCCAAGTCGTGATCGTCCTCGTCAGCTTCGCCTTGGTAGTCCGTGCCGCTGGTGCCGGTGCCGGTTGCGGTGGACGTGCCGCCTGTCCACACAGCGCCGGCATCCACGTCATTGGTCAACTCGGACAGGATCAGGTAGCCGCTGTTGTCGCTGGCTGTCTCGTCCACGTGGTAGGCCGCCACCACGGCTGACTGGGCCGTGTCTGAGGTCACCGTTTCGCCGACCACGTAAGGGCCGCCGGCAATGCCTGACAGCGTCAGCTTCCAGTATTCGGCTTCGTGTGGGCGTGGCCGGCCATCGAAATACTCGTGACCGGCCAGCCTGCGGTAGGCACCGGTGATGAAGTGCGGCTCGTAGTTCTTGCAGGCCAGCAGTTCGCCGGCCGGTATCTGATCAGCGGAATCGACAAGGTTCAGGCCGCCGCGCATCCTGATCTTGTCGGTCACCATCACCTGCGATGAACGGGCGCGACGGCGTTGTCGCACCTTGGCATTGATCAGCCTGAAACTCATGGGCGGGTTTCAACCTGAAGGAACTGATCACTGTTCTCCATGCGTTGCCATTCAGCCTCTGGCGCTTCCGTGGCAATCATCTGATCCAGCATCGTGTTGTAATGTGAAGTGGAGCCAACATCGACTTCCGGTGCGTCTTCATGCTCCGCATACAGAATCTTGGCCAGAAGTACGATCAGGCGTTCATAGTCATCGGGTATCAGGCTGATGTCGTTGTCAGCAGCCAGTGGTGTTGGCTTGCGCCAGTATTCGTAATTGCAGGTGTAGTCGGCCGATTCCATTGGCCCCGACAGCTTGATGGTGCCGGCGGGGTTGATCGTCCAGTATGACGGGTAGTCGCTCTCCACGTCTGGGCTGTTGTCGTAGATCGTGGCGAACTCGTCCCACTTCATGTACACAGGATAGAACGGCTCACCATTCGGGTTGACGATGGCAAGCCGTTTCTTGGCTACGGCGTTGATCCTGATGGCTGTGTCGCTGCCCTCTTCCGTGGGTGCCGGCACCACCACGCTGCCTTGCGTCAGCTTGACGATGGCCTTGCCCCACAGGAAGTTCCAGTCGATCCTCTCGCGCTGTATCTGGGCATCGGCTACCCGTACCCAGTAACAGACTTTGGCGGCATCGCCATCAGCCGACGTGACTGAACTGGGCGCTGCCCCGCTGTTGAGTCCGGTTTCGATGATTACATCAGTGACCAGCCCCAAGTAGTTCCTTGTTGCCATAACCCAGCTCCATTGTTACGTGGTGTTGTTGGCTATGTAGGCAACCAGTCTGGCCTTCGCTCCCGCTCCACCGGCCGGCAGCTCCGTTCCCGTGGAGTCTGCTACCTGCTCGGCTATCTTTTTCAGTTGTGAGATGTGCATCCCGTTCAGCTTGTCGATCCTTGCCTGTTGAGCATTATCGACACTGGGCTGATCCACCACCTGCGTGGTCGGTTCGACCTTCGGTGCCGGCTTGGCGGGTTGCTTTGCGTCTACCGGCGTGCCATCGCCCTTGTAGAAAATCTTGTCCTGATAGAATTTTGCAACGGGATCACCGTACACGATTGCGTAATAGCGGTTTCTGTCTAACATAGCGCCTTTCTCCTATGGTGGCTATTCCCAGTTCCAGTAGTCCCTGCAATCCAGCTTCTCGCGTAGATTAAGGCCTTCCTTCACTGGGCGTTCTGGCCGTCCCGCCAAGTCAGCGTGTGATCTGGCGTAGACAAGATTGGACGGGCTGCGGTGGGAGTTGCATCCCTCCTCAAGCGCCTCGTCCTCAATGAAGACGGTGGTTTCGATACCCCCGCCATAATTCGTTGCGCGTCCGTATCTCATTGGGAATCTCCCCGTAAAGTGAGCTGGGCTGCTGTTGGTCAGCCCAGCTCTGTTGCGAATCTGCTGCTCGTTGGCTCAGCAGATTTCGAACTTGCCGACTTTCTTCTTCGCCGTGGGCATCGGGTGCTGGTTCGGGCCAGCAGTACCCATGCCTTCTGCGTCAGGATTGGAATCCATCGACTCACGGGAAGACAGGCCGGTGGTTACAGAACCGCCGTTACCCTTGGGGAAGGAACCCCGCAGGCCGCCCTTTTTCATCGCGCCATTCGTTTCAACTTTCATCGATACTCTCCTTGGTTGTCAGGGTTGTCAGTTACGGCTTACCACCAAGATACCACGATGGTGGGGTAACCGATACCAGCCGGTACGCCGCCCGTCGGTGCAATGAAAGCCACCTCAAGCTGATCCAGCGATGCGCCTGCGTCACCATCCCTGTCAAGGTCGATGAATTGGCCGGCTTCCAGAATTGCGTCTGGATCGTCGTTGGTGCCGTAACCATCAGTGGCGGCTGCCGCTGCCATGTCCATGTCGGCGAACTTGTTCGGGTCACCGGCGGTGCCAACCTGCGTGAAGGCATTCGTGGTAACACCGTTGAACGTCTCGGTGACAGACACGTGAATCTCGTCGATTCGTGCCATCGTCGCACCCTTGGGGCGCTGGATAGCGAAAGCGCTGTCGCCGGCACCGTAATCAACAAGGCCGAAGCCATAGCTGACGGTCAGTGGGTTGTCATATGATTTCATTTCACATCCTCTTTCAATTTAATTTAAGAGACGGCCGGCCCAAAACTGTGGAAAGGCCGTAACACAATTTTTGCTGGGCCGACCATCTACAACCGATGGCTAAGCCGCGCTTTCCCACTTCATGATACGGCAGTTGTTGTAGCCGTCAGAAGCGGAACCCGCATGAACGATGCCGAAGCCCCCCAAGTAGTACCATGCGATACCACGTGACCGGCCGAAGTCGGTGGGAATCTTGCCTCGGATTTCCTCTGGGATTGCCACTGCCTCTGCGACGGTGTCCTCACCGCAGAAGAATGCCCAGTCAGAAGCGCCGTTGTTCCACGGGTCAGGCGTGCGGAAGTTCCACGTGGTGGAATCCACTGCGCCACCCTTGGCGACGTGGGTCTGTTCGACGAAACGAGTGGACTCGTAGCGTCCAACTTCACCGTTCATGATGTGACGGAAGCCCGTCTCCACGTACTGCGAGATGGTTTCCAGATCGTTCTTGAACGGGCGCAGGGTGGACGGCCACGCGATGCAGTAGTAGTCATCGCCAAGGTACGGGGGAATATTCCGTTCCTTCATGGCATCCACGATCAGCTTCACGTGATCCGTGAGCATTGCCTGATTGTTGGTCAGGGTGCAGCCGCCCTCTTCCACCGTTACTGCGGTGGCGCTGGTCGGGGTTACGGTAAGCCCTGTCAGGTTGAATTGCGCGTGTGCGCCACCGTCCAGAGTTTCCTTCGCGTCCACCTTCAGGACTTTCTTGATGATCTCTTCCACGGGGTGCTTGGACAGATCGTCCAGCTTGCCCGTGTAGGGTACGGAGTTACCGTACTCGGTGATCGTCAGAGAGTTCTGAGTGATCGTGAAGTTCGTTTCAGGCATGGGCTGGTTTTCCAGAAGCTGACCGCCGCCAGTTGCCACCCTGCTGTATACGTTCCAGTTGTACGCCTCACCAGCGTTCAAACCCTTTTCCATTGCGTCACGGGGATCGCAAAGCTGACGGAATTTGACTGCCGGCAGGAGTTCGATGCGAAGTTTGTCAGACAACTGGTCTGAGTACATGAAGCCACCCAGAACGTCTACTGACCATACTTGTCCAGCCATTTTAAATCTCCCTTTACATTAAGGTTTGGTTAATGCGTTCGGAGATTCAGTGGCTGCTATTCAAGGTCTTGTCCAGCCCTCTGACGTAGCCGCATGAAATGCTCCTTGCGCGTCGGTACTTTATTCGTCTGAGAGGGTTTCGGCTGCTGCCTGCTGTCGGCCCGTGAAGGCTGTGGCAGGTTGCGTTTGCGTTCGATTCGGGTCTGGCGTTCGACTTCGATGTCGCTGGCCTGTGGCTTATGGTTCAGTCGCTTGCCAAGGTTCCTGACGAAGTTGGCTGCTTCTCGCGCCATCTCCTTCTGGGTGCGACCTTCGCTGTTGGGGTTGGCTTTGATCGTCTTAAAACGCTGTTGGGCCAATGCCAGCAACTCTGGGTCTGCCATGATGTCCTTGTAGTCGGACTGCATCATGGTGTTCGCCTCCACCCGATCACGCTCGTACTGCTCACGCAGTTCTTTCGCTGCCTCAGAATCAGATTTGACCTGAGGTGCTGCTTCGACGCTCTCGGTTGACGGTGCTGCTGGCTTTGGTTGGGTCTTCGGCTTGAGTAGTCTCTTCTGGAGCCAAGCCTTCATTTCATCGACGGTTCCATCGACAACAACATCCATCATCTCCTCATGGAGAGAATCAATGTCAGCATCGCTCAAACCGTCCGTAGATGGGTCATCTTGCTGCGCTCCGCTCTGCGGGGGTTCGGTCTTGCTCTGAGTGAGAAGCGCCCTTGCTCTTTCTTCAAGGGTAGCTGCACGCTGGAGCTTGATCGTCGCTGAGCGGCTCTTCTGGTACGCTTCAACACCTCCCGCATCATCAACATCCTGCTTTGGTACTGAAAGGGTGCGCCCCAGAACTACGACATCTACTGTAATGTCTGAGTCATCGGCTGGCAAGGCATCCTTTGCACTTGGCTGAATTTCTTTTCCGGTATCACCTTGCCCGTGTTCCTGTTCGTCTCCGCGCTCCTCGGCTTCACGGCGCAGGCGCTCCATGTACTGCTCACGGGTTTCCTCACCCCTGTCCTCGGCGAACCTGTCGGGGGTGTTGGTGTCCAGTTCCACGGTGGGTTCCTTGCCCCCAGCAGCCTCGGCGTGCAGGCGCTGGAGCATGGCCACGTCAGGCGTGCCGGCCGCATCCTCACGGGTCACCAGCTCACGGTTCTTGCGGCTCTTCTCGTACAGCGACTTCATGGACTCGTCGTGCATGGCGTTGCTGCTCGGCATGTCTTCGTCACCCTTCGGCACCACCACCTCAGGGTCAGGGGTCAGGTCGGTCTTCTTGGTTTCAAGCTCGTTGACCACCTTGTCGATGGGATCGATGTCCTTGCCGGCATCCTTGTCCCTGTATCCATCCAGCTTCTTACTCATAATGTTCCTCGGCCTCAATTTGTCGTTGTGCTACGTTCCCGTTTTCAAGAATGGTCTGCACCCAGTTGATCACCATGCGTGCAGCCCGTACCTGCGTGTGATACTCCACTGCCTTGGTCGAACGGGGATCGTCCAGCAGTGACCACGCCTTTGTACACTCGTCGTATCGCTGGGTGATGTGGGTCATGAGTCTGGCCATGACCTTCTCACCCTGTAGGGCATCGACTAGCTGGTCGGCCTTGATGACCTCACGCAGCAAATCGATGTCGATACCGTCCTCATTAAGACGATGGAGCGCCCTGATCTCATCCTCAAGGCGCTCATCGTCTGACCTTTCAACCTTTCTGAACCCGTCCAGCGGGTCTTTCTGATCAGTTAATGCCACGTTTCAGTGCCGCCGCCACTGCCAGATCGACCTTGTCCACCTTGCCATCCACGGTGCCGGCGATTTCGATCTTGGGTGTGTCCTTCTCGTGGGCCTGTATCGCAGCCATCTGCTGGTGCAGCGTCCTGAACTGCTTCTCCATTGCCAGCCCGTGCTTAAAGGTCTGTTCGACCACGCCCAGCGCACACCACGAGCATATGCACGCCTTGGTGGTGTTGGACGCGATCATCAGTGGAACGTCACGTTGCATCTGACCACAGAACGAACAGGTGTGGTCAGTCTTTGCGGCCTCTCTTGATTTCGGCATTGCTCTTCCTTAGTCGGGAATGAAAACTCCAGTAAGCTCACCCAGCGCGAACGGTATCGCCACGCCTGACTGAACCAGATCACTGTTGGCGATCAGTCGCTCACCACCGTACTCAGGCTCATCGGTGCCGACGTAGTGGACATTCAGCACTGGGATATTGCCGCCTGTCTCCCTGATCCAGCGGAAGGTGAAATAGTAATCGGTGTTGGGCCGGTAGCCGCCGTCTGGCCGTGGCGGTACTTCCACGTCACCCAGCCGGTAGCCTGACGGGGTCTGGACGTAACCCTTACGGGTGAAGCCCTTGCGTGGGTCTTTGCCGTCAGCCGACAGGAACGTAATGCAGGGGTTCTCCTTGCTCGTGCCGTTGTATTCGAACAGGTTGCCCTCATCGCCGGCGTGCGCCCACGGTTGCTCGGATACCATGCAGGTGAATTTGCCCTTGTACATGACGCGCTCCATCATGGACTGCATGACGCTGTAGCCCACGTTGACCTCAGTCCTGTCGCCCGTCCTGAAGTGGATGCAGATGTGCGTCGGGTTGATGTCGCCGGTCTGGCGCTGGCCGATGGTCTGCTTGATGGTGCCAGCCTTGCCGAAGTCCAGCCCGAACAACTCGTTGTGTTCCAGAATGTTCTCGGCAGTCTCGTCACGGCCGACCATCACAGTCTTGCTATCGATACGTTCCATTTAAAATCTCCTCTTGGATTAACCTTCTTCGAACGGCACAGCACCGTAGCGGTCACGTGCCAGAACACCGGCCTTGTCATCACCTGAAGCTTTTGGCGTTGACGCTATTCTTTTACCCCCAGCAGGCTTAGCCATAGGCGCTTCCACGCTCCCGTTACCCTTGGGCTGGGGATGGTAGTTGGGCTTGGCTCCTGCGTCCCGTGATGTCGTGTCTGGAACAGGCGGGACGAGCTGCTCTGGTGCAGGAGTGCGGTATGCCGTTTCAAGCTCTTGCCCCATTTGCCATTCGGCTTCCTGCTTGGTGAGTTCATACTGGCGCTCGTCCATTGTAATGGTGTGGTTCAGTGCCACGCGCTGCTGAATCAGCTCCTGCTTACGCATGGCGTTCTGCTCACGCTTGATCTGGGCATCCATCAGCATGAGCCGCCACTTATCTTGTTCTATTTTGTATTTCAGTTGCAACTCAGCGCTGCCTTTCTGGCCGTCGAATTGCAGGCGTGCCATCGCTATGCGCTCGGCTGAGGCCAGCTTCTGCTGGTCACGCTGCATTTCGATCTTGCCCTTGGCTTGCCACTCGGCCTGCTTGCTCTCCAGCATACCCTTGAGCTGCTTATTCTCATCGGCAAGCTGCTTGATGCGTGGGTCTTCAGCCCCTGTGCCGACGATGGACGGGAAGAACCGCTCGGCGCTCTTGAAGCCAACGGCTCCCAGCACCTCGGTGATGACCTCGCCCCTGTCAGCGTCAGCGATCCACTCAGGGTTGATCTCGCCCAGCGTCCTGAACGCCATCGATACCTTTTGCAGGCGCAGTTGCGGGTTCGTTGCTCCGAATCCTACGTTGACTTTAATCTTGACCGGCATGTCCAGCATCCTGAACACGGCTTCGGGGTGGACGTTCATGCGTGAGCCTACGATGGCCAGCACCACCTCATCGGACTCAAGGTTCCTCTCCAGCTCCATGATCTGCTGTAGCACCGGCTCCACCCACGTCTCACCCAGAATCCTGATCGTCATCTCGGTGACTTGGTTGGCCTGCTCTCCCAGCATCTGGGTGTTCCCCACCCGCTCAGTGATATTGTGGTTGCCAGCAACTGTTGACTGGTTGAAGGTTCCCACCAGCTCATCGTGTTCGATGGCGAGTCGATCAACTTCCTGAAATGTGCTTCCAGTCGTATCCTGTATCTGTCGAATAAGTACGTCATTGTGCGGGTCTTCCATTGCAGTGATCCCGCCGGCAATATTACGCATGAGTGACCGAACATCGACGGACGATCCCCGCTTAATAAAGTAGCGGGGAGAAATAACGTGTCGTATGTTGTCGATCCGCAGGTTGGTGAGATCGTTAATCTCCTCCTGAATCGGCCTGCCCAGTTCGACCAGTCCTGCTGGGTAGTTGGTGTGGGTTTCGATGGTGGCAGCGCCAAGCACATACGGCCTCTCCTTGAGCGGGGTTGTCTCGCTGGCCAACACCGGCTCCACGGACAGCATGATCTCAGTTCCCAGCGTGGCGTAGTACCAGTCCACGCCGTCGATCCGCTGGTAGTTGTGATGCACCCAGACAATGTCATGCTCAGGGATGTCGCTGCTGACGGACTCGTAGCGATCCTCGGTGCCACCCTCACGGGCCTGACGGATGGGATCGTAGCTGTCCTTCATCGCACTGCGAATCACGTCTGGCGATAAGACACGGTAGTCCACGCCGAATTTGCCCTGCTTGCCCTCTTTGGCGAACCAGATCAGGTCACCCACGAACCACGGCTCCATGTCGATCAGGAACGGGCTGGTCTGGATGGGGTCACGCCAGTCGGCCGCCGGCGAGAACAGGATGTTCTCAACAGGCCTGAGCCTGATGTCTGGGTAATCGTCCACCGTGTTGCGCTCGTAGACGGTGCGCGTGTTCAGCAGCTCACCCGTCTCTTCGTCGTAGACGTTCTCGTCATAGCTGGACTCGGCCTCACGGTAAACCCATTCCTGTTTTGAAATAACGACATTCTGCTTGCCGGCATCCTGTAGCGCTCCCAGACAGGTGACATACCACGGGATGCTGTGTTCCAGCCGGTAGTTCAGCAGCTCCTGCTGTACCTCGGCGGCCAGTCGCTGGCGCTTGTCGCGTGGATTGGGTGGCGTGGCGTTGACTGCGTCCTGAGTTGCAAAGAAGGCCGCAGATGTGGCGGCCTCAAGCTTACGCATCGAACTGCGGGTCTTCGGACGGAACAGGCGGCTGCGCTTCTCGTAGGCCTGCTCCAGATACCGGCTGCCACGTGGGTGATGGCTCTTGAACAGGCGCATGTTGTCTTCGATGCGCCGGCGCACGTTGGCATTGAAGTAGTCGGTTGATGTTTGGTAGGACGATCTGGCCAGCCTTATCCAGTATTGATCGTCGGCGGGGTCTTGGTCTGCGCGGTATGCGTCTTCGGCTGCTGATCCTTCATCTGTATAACCTGAATTTTCGTTCGTGTTTCCATCTTCCAGAATCTTTTCGCTGCCATTCACGAAAGCGTTGGTCATTTCTTTGCCCTCAGGTATCTCATGCCATCCACCTCAACAATCTGCCACTCCCCAGTAGCCAGCTTGTGTGCGATCTCGGCATCACGGGCCTGCTTGCGGTTCTTGAAGTCAGATATGTCAGGTATTCCTTGGCCTTTCAAGTCTCTGGGCATCTCCATGACTGCGTCGGGATCGAAATGATCAGGCATCCTGAAGCGCCTGAGTATCTCGTGTCCCGCCCTGATGGCTTCACGCCGGCGGGGATCGTTCATGATGTCCACCATGCGGATCGTGTAGCCGAACTCGCTGGATAGATGCAGGTTGAAGATGTTGATGATTCTGCCGAACTCGTTGGGTTGAATTGCCCATGCCCAGCCACGGAAGCGTTTGACCAGATGATCCGCAATGTCCTTGCAGATGATTTCCGTGGAGCCGTGGTAGCTGCTGTCAAACTGGTCGGGGCGGGTAATCACGCCCTCTGGTTCAGCCCCCACGTCTTGCCGCCCCACGTGACGGCCTGTCCGTATTCTGTTGATCGTTGTGGTCAGGGTATGGTCACTGCGCTCCTCAGCCCTCTCTTTCAGGGACTGGCGCAGGCCCAGATCAATGGTTTCAAGGTTCGACATGCACTGATTCTACATTGTCAGCTAACGCATTGCATCTCCAATCATTATGAGCCACGCAAGGATGCTGATCAACGGCCATGCCTGACGCTTGTTGTTCCACAGGTAGCGGGGGTAGTCTTTCCACCTCACGTTGAAGTCGGCCGTATTCAGCGACCAGAATGTGAATGGGATGGTGAACAGCCAGACCCACAGCAGCGGGTTGCCAAATACAATTTCATTCATCAGCTATATTCCGTTGTCATTTCCACTTCGATCTTGTCGGCGATGATGGTCACGTTCTCCCCTGTGTTGCTGTCCTGACAGGTGATGGCGATCTTGGCCTTGCCATGATGCACCTCTTTCACGCTGCCCTCAGGGACGAACTTGCGCCGGCACTCACCACGGATGCACTGCCAGCCATCCTCGTACCGCTTTACGGTTTCGCATT